GTTCGTAACAGTCTCTGCGTCTGCGCCTGCGGCAACGCTTCAGTACGATGTACTCGCGCAAGGCATCCTGTACTACACCGGCAACGCTACGACAAACTTTACGTGGAACGTGCGAGGCAACAGCGGCACAACGCTGGGCTCTTTGCTGCAAACCGGCCAGTCCGTCACAGCCGTCTTGATTGTCACTAACAGCACCACGGCTTACTACCCTACATCATTTACTGTGGACAATGTCACGGTAACACCTAAGTACCCTGGTGGTTCATCTATTACAGGCGGTAGTGCCAGTGCGCTGGACGTTTACACTTTGACGCTGATTAAGACAGCTTCGGCTACATACACAGCTCTTGTGTCCCAAATCAAATACGCTTAAAGGGTAGGCCATGACTTTGTTAGCCGTCAAAAGTTCGCTTGGCGGATTTACTTCCCCCTACGTCTACACCATCCCAGCGGACACTGTTATTTTTTATAATGGCACTTATTCTGCTGCGGTAGACGGCTGGGATATCTACACAGACGCGGCCAACAAATTTATTGTAGGCACGGCAACTCAAGCAGAAATTGCCACCACAGCAGCTGCCAGTGGAAGCTCAACAGCTACAGCCACAAGTTTATCTACCGCAGGTGCGCACTCAGGGGCCAGCGTGCCTACAGCTGGCGGTTATGTATCGCTATCTTCTGCGCGAAACAGTGCTGGTGAACACACCCATGCTATTACAGCCAACGGAACTGACAGTTCAGAATTAAAGCCGATTAGCACCACTTTGACTATGCTGCGAACTGCAACGGAGCAGAAGTTTTTTCCTGCCAACACCATTCATATCAATGGAACCAATTTGGTCAGTGGCACTCAAAAACTGGCAGCGACATCAAACAGATATATCTCTGGTGGTAGTGCAGTCACCGATAACGCAGCAACAAGTCATACCATGACGCTGACTGCGGCAACCTATTCTTCTGACTCTCATTTTCACGGTAACCCTCCATACACTGATTACGGTTCCACGCAAACTTCAAGTTTACAGACCAGCTACCAATCATCGGCAGCCCCGTCTACGCATACCCACGTGGTAACAGCAACTGCCACGATCAATGCACTCAAAGGAAAGTTGTTAAAACTTTGGATTTCTGCATCAAGACAACTTCCAAAAAGCGCCACAGTTGTGATGTACTGCGGGAACCTTTCCTTACTGCCACCTTACTGGAAAGTATGTGATGGCACTAATGGCACGATCGACATGCAAGGATATTTCCTTGGTTACGCTACTTCGTCTGCAACTGCACACGGGACAGTCACAAGTGAGACAAACACGTACACAACGACTGGGCCAACTGCTGCATCTGACCCATACACCCATGCACACTACGCCAGAAACGACGTTTACTATACACAGATTTATAGGAACCACGGAACGTCAACTGTGACTCATACCCACACCGTAGCTGGCGGATCGGTGACTACCGATGCGCTTCCAGCAAACATCAAACTTGCTTTCATCCAATTGGTTACCTAAAGGCACACATCATGGCCCACACATACGTTACAGTAGATTTTTACAACAACGCTGCAAGCTGCAGAATCAATGGCGTAGACCATGTGTTCTCTTCTGCGATTGCGTTTAAGTTTGGCGCAAGGTTTCCTTACGCTGCTGAAGTTCGTATCTTTGCGTATGAGCCAGACCGCAATATTTATGTTGTTGAGTATGCAAACGGCCAAGTTAAGTCTGGGGCAGACTTACATGAAATGGTTTGGGTTGCTGAAAATTTAAGCAACATTGAGCAAGCTGCGATTGCAGACGAGACGCAGAACCCAACAAATCCTGAACCTACGTTGGTAGAACTTCGTAACATCAAACTGGCATCGACTGACTGGGTGCTGATTCGTAAGCAAGAAGAAGACTTGTTGGGTTTACCCAACACAATGACTGCCCAAAAGTTTGCTGACGTACTTGCTTACCGCCAAGCACTTCGTGACATAACCAAGACGTATTCTGATATAAAGACAGTGGTGTGGCCAATCGACCCACTTTCTTAAAGGATACCAATACATGCCCTTCAGCTCTGAGTCAGGAAAACAGTACATCAAGTCTTTAAACTTGAGCGGTAAAAAAATAGTAGATATTGGGGCCGGAAGCGGCACGTATAGAAAGTTGTTTCCAGAGCTAACAGGGCACTGGACTGCTGTAGAAATTTGGCAACCGTACATTGACAAGTATGCTCTTGCCAGCTTGTATGACGAAGTGGTTTGCGCTGACGCACGCACTGTAGATTATTCTGATTTTGATATAGCGTTTGTTGGCGACGTGCTTGAGCACATGACAAGCCAAGACGCACAGGAATTACTTAAAAAACTTCGTGCAGTCTGTACAACAGTAGTTGTTAGCATTCCGCTTGGGTACTATCCACAAGACGAGTATGAGGGTAATCCCTATGAAAAACACATTGTGGACAACTATTCTCATGACCAAGTAGTCTCACTGTTTGGACAGCCATTCCAGTTCAGTATTCAGAACGAAATAGGAGTATACGTGTACAAAAAACTAAAGATCGCCATTTACGCGATTAGCAAAAACGAAGAACAATTTGTAAAACGTTTCTGTGAATCAGCCAAGGACGCTGATTTGATTCTGATTGCTGATACAGGGTCTACAGATAATACCGCCGTGCTGGCACGCCAGTGTGGGGCAAAAGTGTATGACATTGCTGTCAAGCCTTGGCGTTTTGACAAAGCCCGTGACACTGCGATGAATTTGATCCCTGGCGATTTTGACGTGTGTATATCTCTTGACTTGGATGAAGTCATGGAACCTGGCTGGCGTGAGGAGATCGAACGTGTTTGGACTGACCAGACCACTCGCTTGCGCTACAAGTTTGACTGGGGCTGTGGCATCAGTTTCTTTTACGAAAAAATTCACCACCGTACTGGCTACCACTGGCACCATCCAGTCCATGAATACCCACGGGCGGATAACCGAACAAACGAAGTTTATGCACATACGGACATGCTGCTGGTAAGCCACCATCCAGACCCAACAAAGTCTCGTGGTCAGTATATGCCTTTGCTTGAGTTGGCAGTCAAAGAAGACCCACGCTGCCCTCGTAATGCGTTCTACCACGCACGTGAGTTGACTTTCTATTACCGATGGAAAGAAGCCATCATTGCGCTAGAAAGATACCTTGCAATGCCTGAAGCGACGTGGCAGAACGAGCGTTGCTACGCTATGCGTTTACTTGCCAAATCACATGACGAATTAGGGCATATTGAAGAAGCCATGAAGTGGGCGCGACTTGCAGTTGCTGAGGCCCCCGGCACCCGCGAGCCATGGGTAGAGTTGTCCATGATGGCATACCGTAGATCAATGTGGGCTGAGTCATATGCGGCGGCACTTTCTGCGCTTGAGATTAAAGACAAAGCATTGGTGTATACGATGGACCCATCAGTGTGGACAGAGAAGCCTTACGACCTTGCAAGTATTGCTGCATGGCATCTGGGGCTCAAAGATTCTGCTATTGAATTTTGCAAAAAAGCTTTAGAATTCAATCCCACAGACAGCAGGCTTATTGCGAACCTTGCGTCTATGCAACCTACTGTGGAGTCATTATGATTGGACGCCTTATTGCACTGCTGTTCTTAAGCCGTGAATATGCGCATAGAGCGCACCTGCGCACTACAAGCTACGCCCAGCATATGGCACTGGGTGATTTTTATTCTAGCATCGTGGACATTGCAGATTCATTGACGGAAGCCTACCAAGGTCGTCATGGGATCATTGACGATATTCCTATGTTGGAAGAAACAGATATGGGTGAACCAGCTGATGTACTCGCACGTCATCTAGACTCAGTTGAAAAAATGCGCTATACCGCTGTTCAAAAAACTGACACAGCGCTTCAAAATATTATCGATGAAGCTGTTGCAGAATACTTGAGTACCCTGTATAAATTACGGAATCTGAAGTGATGGACAACCAACAGATATTTAATTTTGTTGTGGCAATCGCAGCCTTCTTGGCTGTGTTCGTGTTTAACCAAACAACTCGCAAGATTCAGAAGTTGGAAGATGACGCCAATTCTTTGCGGGAGAATCTGCTTAGAGACTACGTCCAAAAGGACGACTACAAGTCTGACATTGCAGAGATCAAAACTATTCTGAGGCAAATCTTTGACAAGTTAGACTCAAAACAGGATAAGTGATGATTGACCCAATCACGGCACTGAATGGCCTGCAAAGCGCCATCAGTATGGTCAAGAAGGCAAGTAAAGTTGCCAATGACCTAGGTTCATTAGCGCCCATGCTGGGCAAAATGTTTGACGCCAAGAGTCAAGCTACCAAGGCAATGCTGCAAGCAAAGTCTGGCAAGAAAGGTTCCAATATGGGAACTGCTCTTGAAATTGAAATGGCGCTAGAACAAGCCCGTGCATTTGAGGAAGAGTTAAAGATGCTCTTCATGCAGACAGGCAAGATTGATGTCTGGAACAAGATCAAAGCCCGTCAAGCAGAAATGGACTTGGCAGATGCTAAAGAGTTAAGTGCATTAAAGAAGGCTGAGAAGGAAGCCAAGGCCAAAGATCAAGAGCTGCAAGAATGGGCGATGATTATTGGCGGTACGTTCTTTGTACTATTTATACTTTTTGTTGGTGTGAATGAAATGATTGATTTTTGTCATACAACCAGAAGGTGTGGTGGACGATGAATGAATACCAAAAGACGTTTGATCTCGCACTCAAGATTTTTATTTACGGCTGTGTGGCACTTTATTTTCTTGGGTTTCTTAAGTTTTTGCCAAACGACTTGGCAGACAAGATAGTCAATTTGTTGCTTGGAAAAGTTGGGCTTGGTAAATGAAATACCTCATTCTGGTTTTATTGTTGACAGGCTGTAAAGATGTTTACAGATACCCATGCCAAAACCCTGACAACTTTTACAAAGCAGAGTGCCAGAAGCCCCGTTGTCTGTTTACACAGATGTGCCCCGAATATTTGGTTGCTCCCGTATTGGAGAAGCAAGTCCAACAGCAAGCGCAGGAGCAGCCTAAATGAAGATGCTGGAAATCAAAACCGTTGACGATCTTGTCAGGCTGATTCAAGTCTGCGTCTGGGCGTTTGTGGTGGTTATCCTGATGATGGTGTTTGGCGGGATCGTTAGCTCCATGCTGTACTCCGTGATCTTTGTGTCGCAGCCAATCAAGAGCATGGCGCCCATAGATCAGGCTTTCACCAAGATGCTCAACGACATTGTGCTGATCATGGCAAGTAGCATCACGACCATCGTCAGTATGTTTGCTGTAAACAAAGGCTCACAGGCGCTGGCTGAGAAGCTTGCTCCCACCTTGGGAATCCCGCCGTCTACACAAACATATCCACCATATGGCGGCGCAAGTCCATGCCCACCAGCACCAACTTCCGGCGGCGCATCTCAAGTAATTGCTGGGCAGCCGTTTGGTCAGATGCCTGTATGGGTAAATCCCGCTTTGGACGAATCTTGGACTCCCGGGCCACCTCCACAAACGGCCGAGGATCACGAGCATCCCGAACGTGGGGATATTGCAATGGAGCGGGCACTCGCAAGGAGTGAGACATGATATTTAACCCTTGGGTGATACTAGGCGCTATTGTTGCAGGTATAAGTGTTTACTTCTACGGCCACCATGTGGGCTGGACAGAGCGCGATGA